AGACCCACTTTCCCCGCCTGTAGTAGCCGAGGTCATACAAGGCCTATGGCAACGCCGCATTGGAACTCGGATAGCTAACCTCGGCATCGAAGTAGCTGATGGCAACACGACCGGGATGGATAGACTACACCAATTGCTTGACCAATCAAAGGAAGGCTTCATGCCTACCGACTTTGGTGAGCCTACGACTAAAGACATACACGAGCTACTGGCCGGTGTTACTGACGATAACCGCTGGGAGTTTAACATAGCCACGTTATCTAGACATGTGTACGGGATAGGTGCCCGGGAGTTTGGGTGCGTGTTTGCTTTACCTGAGACGGGTAAGACAGCATTCCTAGTCAGTATATGTACAGGCCCCGGTGGGTTCTGTGAACAGGGTGCTAAGGTTATCTATCTAGGTAACGAGGAAGACACAGGGCGTACTATGCTCCGTGCCATCCAAGCACACGCTGGTGTTACCCGGGAGCAAGTAATTGCTGACCCTATGAAAGCCAGACGTAAGTTTAACGATATTGAAGATCTGTTTGACATGAACGAGATACAGGACTGGGACTTGGCTAAGATAGAAGCCTACGTCGAGAAAGAACAGCCTGACATTCTGATCATAGACCAAGCAGATAAAGTAAACATTGGCGGTAACTTTAACGCAGGGCATGAACGTCTGCGTGAGTTGTATCGTCGATTGCGTGAGACCGCGAAGAAATTTGACTGTGCCCTACTCGCGGTAAGCCAAGCCAGTAACGACGCCAAAGGGCGTACCCGTTTATCGGGGTTCGATATGGAAGGCAGTAAGATCGGCAAGATGGCCGAGCTAGATTTATGTATTGGTATCGGCAAGCATGAGGCTGGAGACGTTGATGACTCCGAGCCCGATACCTCACGTTACCTAACCGTCAGTAAGAACAAGCTGAGTGGTTGGCATGGCACAGTAATTTGCAACATACAGCCGGAGATCTCCCGGTATGTGGAGTAGATATGCTGATAAGACTATCGAAGCAGGACGCCCATAGCTCAAAGATATTGGGTGCAGATACAGTAAAACTTTGTGAGATGCAGGGTTTTAAACCAAGACTGGAGAATGAAAGCCAGTCCCGGGTAGAAGCTAACATCTACGGCTTCAAGGCCGAGTTTGCTGTAGCACGACTGCTAGACCTTACACCCCCGACGATCAACGTAGTCAGTGATGGCGGCGTGGATCTCTGGTGCGAGGACACTTCGATAGATGTAAAATTTACTAACTCAGAATATGGCCCACTGGTCTTCGATACAGTTCCGAAGTTCCGTGCCCAGATAGCTGTCTTGGTAGGGAGAACCGAAGATCCAAACGAGATGCGGATCAACGGATGGGTAGATCGCAGGACGTTCAAGAAGGAATGTAGCCCCGTTAATTTCGGATACGGTGACAGACTGAAGATGGAACACGAGGAGTTGTTCCCGATTGAAACCCTGTGGAAACGATTAATGGAAAATAAATTTAATAAAGGGGAATAATGTGAGTGTAGTAATAGTATTGGACTTAGAAACAACAGTTCAATTTGGTGAGGAAAAAAGTAAGGACAACAGCCCGTACCATCCAAAGAATAGAATCGTCTCATCTCATTGGAGAATGATTGAAGACGGAAAGATAGGTGAAGCGCGTAGGGCGATCTTTAACCACAACGAACAGCACGGCCTGAACGCCGATAGCAGTGAGCCCATGAAGCGAGACCTTAGCCGGGCTGAATTAATTGTATGCCATAACGCTAAATTTGACGTGTCCTACTTATTGGAGTCAGGTTTCAGTATACCAAAAACGGTGTACGACACGATGATTGGTGAGTACATCCTTGCAAGAGGACAACGACAAGAGCTATCCCTCAAGGCCACTGCTGAACGCCGGGACGTTACTCGTAAGAAGTCCGACCTTGTAGACGGGATGTTCAAATCGGGTATAGGTTTCGAGGCCATGCCACTGGCTACGGTTATAGAGTATGCAGATGCCGACGTGCTATCAACTGCGGAGATCTACCAAGCCCAGCAAAAAGATCTTACAAAAGAATCTAACGTCGGCTTACTCCCAACCTTTACTCTAATGAATGAGATGTTGCTGTTTTTGGTGGAGCTAGAGCGCAATGGTATTGCAATAGATACCGATACTCTGGGTGCAGTAAAAACACAGTATGAAGCTGAGAAGGTACAGATAGAGAAAGATCTCGATGCTATCGTAGCTGACGTGATGGGCGACACGCCTATCAATCTAAACTCTGGTGTGGATATGACCGCCGTAGTTTATTCGCGTACAGTAAAGGATAGGAACTATCATAAGAATGCATTCAACATAGGCGTCAATGCCCGGGGCAAACCTCTGCCACCCCCTCGTATGAATGCTAGTAAGTTTGCTAACACAGTCCGCAAGTCTACTCGCCGGGTAATGAAGACCATAGCCAATCACTGTGATGTTTGTGAAGGCAAAGGTAGGCTACAGAAGATTAAGGTAAATGGTGAGCCATACAAGAACCTATCTAAGTGTACTCATTGTGACGGCCGGGGATACACCCTAACCGAGACAGGGCAAGTGGCCGGGCTCAAGCTAGTACCTACCCAAGCTACTGATGCCAGCATCAACGGATTTAAAACAGATAAGTTAACGATCAAGAAGTTGATTGCTCAGGCCGAGGCGAAGGACAACTTAAAAGCAATAGAGTTCCTTACTAAGACTTCTAGGCTAAACGCTATCTCTACTTACCTAGACTCGTTTATTAAGAACATCGAAGGATCCACCCGTGCGGATGGGATACTCCACGCGCAGTTTAACCAGTGCATTACTCGTACCGGTAGACTGTCCTCTTCTAATCCTAACTTCCAAAACATACCCAAGGGCCATAAGTTTCCCGTACGGAAAGCCGTACACTCTAGGTTTGACGGCGGCACGATTATGGAAGCTGACTTCTCTGGGCTAGAATTTAGAGTGGCCGGGGAACTTTCCCAGTGCCCTACTGTCATCGAGCAGATACTGGAGGGGTTCGACGTACACAAACAAACCGCCGCTATTATTAATCAATGCTCTGTTGATGATGTTGATAAGACTATGAGACAAGCGGCAAAGGCGTATACGTTCGCGCCCTTATATGGAGGGATGGGTGCTAATGAGCCCCCGCATATACAGGCCTACTTCAAAGAGTACTTCAACATCTACAAGGGCCTAGCACTCTGGCACCGTAAGCTGATGGACGGTGTATTGAAAGATGGGCTCGTTCGTATCCCTAGCGGCCGTGAGTTTTACTTCCCTAACGCCCGGAGGCTGGGAAACGGTAGGATAACTAATGCTACTGCCGTAGTTAACTACCCCTGCCAATCGTTCGCTACAGCCGATCTCGTTGTGATGTCCTGTGTCAGAGCGCACCAGAGATTTATCAAAGAAGATTTTAAATCAAGATTGATCTTGACGGTTCATGATTCAATCGTTGTTGACGTTCACCCGGATGAAGATGCGCCAGTAATTGAGGCGTTAAAATGGGCTATGGGCGGGTTAGCAGAAGAGGTCAAAGAACGGTATGATTATGCCCTTACCTTGCCGTTGGACATAGAAATAACTCAAGGGCCAAATTGGATGGAACAAGTTGAAATCAATATTGACTAGTTACCTTAACTGAGGTACATTATAAGTCCTTAACAAAATACATTACAAATGTAACTACCGGAGAATTTTATGAATGAACTTACAACAATCAGCAAAAGCGAACAATTGGAAATTGCCGCCGCTATGGGTATGGGGGGCGGTTCTAGTTCTGCTTCTAGTGATAGGTTACCCGAGCTAAAGATCAATTACCAAGAAGAGAACGACCAAGGGCAAACATTGCCTCGTGGGCAGTTTTATGTTCGTGGTACAGAAGATGATCCTGTTTTCGCCAAAACGGTGAACTTCCGTCCACTTAGCCAGTTGTTTCAGTGGATTCAGTATGACGCTGAAGAGAACAAGGTGAAGAACAAAACCTTGATGATTCCGATGCTTCGCCAAGAAGCCCGTGACATGAACGGTACTACTCGTTGTGGCAAGCCCACATCAAACGTATTGCGTGAAATGTCTAAGGAAGATCAGAAGCGTTACAGCGATATCAAATGCTTCCGTCAGGTGCGTGGTCTAGTTTCTTATGAAGGTAAGAACGCCGATGGGGACACAGTGACTGTCGAGAACCAGCCTGTAATTGTCATGCTTAAAGGATCTAACTTTAA